ATTGAATCTACTTGAATACCATTATCAAATACAATCATAGATTCCCCATCACCAATGAATTTATAAAAATGAAATTCATTATCTGTTGAAAATGTGTAATCACTTATAGCTATATTTGCTGTACTTACTATAAAAGACCTCAATTCAGATCCTACAACTCCAATATATACCCCCGTATTGCCAACATTAACTGCGGTTGAAAATATTGCAGCTGATGGAGAATAAGATTGTAATTTAGCTTCAAATGATATCTCAAATATTCCTGTTTGGTGTATAAAATTTGTTAATGATTTCAATCCTATATCTACATAAGCACTTCCATCCCCATTATAGCACCAGCCTCCCTGTGGATCTCTTTCAGTACCAAGATTAGCAGAAAGATTACCACCATCAGCATAGGTACGTGATTCGGTCATATGAGTAGGAGTGTTGTCAGAATCTCTTTTAATAATATTACACACTCCAACTGGATTATTTGCTCTTTTCCTGCTCATATTCTTATGCTTTTAAATCAGTTGTTGCTAATACTTGTGTTGATGATTCAACTTGAATTTCCAATACTAATTTTGCTCCGGCTGGAACAGTTGTAATGGGGTCCCCGACCAACCAGGTCCAATCAAGTCCTGTATTGGACCACTCTATTAATACTGCAGAACTATTTCCAGAATTATCAATTACTCTTTTAGCTGTATGCTCTTCTGTATCACTTCCGCCTGATACAGTAAAAGCAATATAGGCGGCCCCATTTTCTATTTCATATGTTTTAACATCATCCCCAATAACTATATCAGTTATGGTGCTATCTTCAACTATTATTGGAGTTTGTGTTATTGCTCTAATCGGAGAATCTCCCCCACCACTTCCGGCTGGATTAATGAAAACAAATCCCACCACATCATTTAAAGAGAAAGCCGTATAATCAGCTGTAGTTATTGCAAAGGTGTAATAACTACCTTCACTGACCGGGTCAGCTGAAAGAAGTCCAATCAATTGCCTAGATGAACTGGATTTGCATTGAGCATATATTGCGGCTCCTGATTTCAATACGCTGAAAATCGGATACATGTCTGATCCTAAATAATTGGCTAAATTGATGTATAATTCTGTTCCTGTTGCATTTCTTCTGAATTTACCTGCGCCTGGATCAGCCTTTGTAGTAGAAGTGTCAAATTGCCATTGTAATTGATTGGCTGTTTTAATTTCATTGAATAAGGCTTCATTGACGTGTCCATAATTAACTCCAGCCCCGGCTAGAAATAAGTTGGATAAATTCTGGTGGTCAGTGGCTTGAATAGTTCCTGCTGGGGTTGATACCGTTCTCCAATCTTTATAAGGAACCCCCACATCAACACTGACAATTCTAGCTTTGACGGAATTACCAAAATTATCCTTACATTCCAATATGAAAGTACCTATGGGAATATATACACTGGTTTTGGATAATCCTATCATATTGGCTATTTCATTATTGGCCCCTGTTTTAGCATCCGCAATAGAGGAATATTGATTTTGGCCCATTAAAGAAATCAGGCCATCAGTTTGCCCTCCTAAAGCAGCAATATGATACAATACAAAATAACCGCTGGTAACCTGTGTTTTTTGCCAAGCTCCTCCGGTATACTGGTTATAATATGGACGGCCTCCTGGGGCATTCAAAAAAGCAAAATTTGTTTGGGTTTCCTGCCTAGACAATCCCAATGCCCCGGATAAATAAATAACCTTAATAGCTTGTCCAACTGTTTTGGCCGGGATTGGGAAAGTGATATCAGCATTAAGAAATTCTCCTGAAGATACGCTGAATTGAGCATGCGTATTCAAATCCCCCGATTGATCCACTAAAAAGTTGGCTAAAGTTAATCCATTAAGATACGTTGATTTTTTAATCAAATACCAATTGAAATAATGAGTGGCCGGGCTCATACTTATACCATACCTTCTATCACCCACATCAACAATAGTCATTTTATTAGTAGCATCCCAATAGATTTCTCCTACATAACATTGATTCAAAATAATATCTTTCATTTCTCCGGGGGTAGGATTCAAGATGCTTTGAAATCCATTAGAGTCAAAATATAAAACATGAAGCCCTTCCGAATCTGGAAATACTAATGATTGAGCTGAAGTTTGGGTGAATTTATTTCCATTAATATAATAATGAAAAGGATAAGAGGATGCTGAAATTGTAAATGTACGGGTCCCATCCACTACTGATAAAGTTGTATTTGCTTTTTGAGTTTCTGTAAATCCATTGGTATCAGTTACCTCCGCTGTTAATTCAGTGATATTTGGGTCTACAATTATAATTCCATCAGTTACATGAACTTTTTTACAAGCTCCTATGGCAATTACAAAACTACCCATATCAGGTCTGGTGATGGTTATTCCTCCTGGGGTATCTGGATCAAGATAAACCAGGGCCTGAGATAAGGTACTGGTGTTTAATCCTTCCACCTCTCCTATTCTGGTGACATATCCAGTGGAATTGTTAGGAATTGTATGCGCTGTCATTCCTACTAATCGGCATTTACTTCTGACTGTACAATCTGCCAAATTAATCAAAGTATTACCATCAGTAGATTGCCCTGAAGGATATACAATGGAACCTTTAGGAATAGAGGAACCGGATTCATTTTTAACCCGAATGAGAATTTGTTGCCCGGTCCTAACTTCTACATCAGAGGCATCATTGTAATAGGTGAATGCTTTTTTCGTACCATCCCACCAAGCAGCTCCTTCAAAAAATGAAGCTGGTTTGGGTTTTTGATAGATATAAGTGCTGTCCATCCAATCTGAAAAATCAGCCTGGGTTGGTTTTGCGCCTGTTACAAAGCGGCTTTTCAAATAGTCAATTAATCGGAATGCCATATCAGTAAGTATTTATTGTACAACAAAAGTATCTTCAATAATCCAAAATCCAATTCCCTCATTAGCCAATGCCCCGGTTACTTTTTCCATTCTAGCAATTACCGAATTAGCATTGATATTTTCTACCATTAATACATATTTTTCTCCTGTCAAAATAGATTCCGGGGGACTTCCCTGAATCCATATCCAGTTTCCATTAGCCTCATTGAAAGTTAAAGTGGTTATATCTAAAACATTATTTCCATTATCTAATAATATTACATTCCTTCTGGAGTAGGACCCGGCATCAGTAGGTAATTTTAAAATGAATTGAATTTCCGTCACTCCATTATTCATACTCAGTGTCCGGGCACGTTCTTTCGTCAAATTAATTTCCTCCAATAAACCATTCCAGGCCTTGGAAGCCTCAATAACCCGTCCCCCTCTTTCAGCTATATTTTTACCATTTGTTGTTACATATTTGTTAACTCCTTCCGGAATATTATCAGTAGTCAAATTGATATCTCCGGTAGCCCCATTGACTGATGTTACTGGAAAAGTAATTTCCCCAGCTGGAGGGGTTGGGGTTGTACTTCCCCCGGAAGAACCTGAATAAGAATTGGTGCCCCCGGATTCTTTTTCAGTGGGTAAAATTTCTTCCACTAAATTGGAGGGAAAATTTGTATAAAAATTATTGACATCAATTTGTTGCCAATTCCCATTTACGGTATCATTTCTTGTATCCCAGGAACCCCCAATACAAAGATATAGTTTATCTTTATCAGTGATGTCTTTTATGATATTATGTAATTCAATCCCCTTGATAGTTCCTAATAGATTATCAAAAGAAACAGCATATTCATTCATCCAACTTTTTCTCAACCATCCCATCAAAGAATCATATAATGGATCGGAATCACTAGGGTTTTTGCTCCATAAATGGGTTGTTTTATATCTTCCATTAACTAATACAAAAAGAGAATTTTTGTACAATTGTTCAGAAGCCGGAATGTCTGGGCTATCTCCTAAATTGAATGTTTGATTTTCCACCACGCTGGAAATTCTATTTTTAAATTGAATTCCTTCTGAATCCAGGTCTGTATAATACGCAGAAATTCTTTCTTTATTTACAACACTAGCATTTACCTCAATCCCTACTTTTTTCAATTTAATGAAACCATTAGTGGGTTGAATAATCTTTACAACTACCTCACAAGAATCCTCCGGAGGATAAAATGGAAAGTTGAAAGATTGAGTGTATTTTTGTTTAGAAACCGCATCAGATTTGGCCTCTATTGAAATAGTGTGATTTACTACTGTTACCGGATTATCAACCGGGTTATCCGGGTCCTCCGTTAAAAGATAGTAGGTATAGGAACCAATGAATAAAACTTGAATTTGAATATAGTCAGCAGCTAAAGAATTTGTGTTATTTTGAGATTCATATTCAACTTGTAATTCATATTGACGTTTGGTGACATCGGCCTTTTCTAATATATCCCCAATTATCAATTTCTGAGATAAGGCAAAAACATTGGTTTGACTTCCTTTTTCCTGTATTCTTAAATATCCATCGGCCTCTACATTTACCTTATCCAGATAAGTGGTATAATTGATATCATTGTATGTCCATTTCCAAGGATATTGAGCATTGTATGTATTGATATCTAAGTTTTCATTTAAATTAGAGAAATTGGGGAACTTTATTAATTGGGAGACAAAACCAAAATTCTGTTCAGTTATTAATTCCCTAAAAGCATTGGTTTTTTTCAATATAGTACTTCCCCCAATAAAAGGTTTACCAGAATCCTTTCCGACAGAAATAATGTGATCATTTTGTATAAATTCTGAAATAAATACTGCATTGGCAGAATACACCCGATAATTAAATGAGGATTGAATTAAATTTTCCAAAGGCCGGATTTCCCAATGCCCATTTATTTGCCTGATTTCAGATCTCAATAATATCATTAATTCTTCCAATACCGTGTAATTGGAAGCCCCGTTCAATCTCAATGTATCTTCATATACTTGCTCCAAAGGAGGGATGGCTGGATTCATAAATAAACTCCAGGCATCAAATGCCTCATATATTCGTAAACCTAGATTGGTATTGGAAAGGATTTGTTTTAATATTTCAAGGATTGTTAATTTTTCAAAAGGTCGTTTATCATTATATGAAAAACTGAAATTTTTCAAATCACCCAATCCACAAAGAGCAGACATTGAAATAATAGTATTATCTGGTAATTGGGTATTTTGATTAAATCCCGGAGTGATAAATCCTATCCATTTAGTAATGTAAGAACTAACCGCAGCCCAGGAAGGTCCGTCATCAGAAAGAATAGAAGCCCCATCAGTTGTGAAATGATAAGTTTCTGCTGACATATCCTGTTGAATAGTTACAAAGAAGGAAGTCAAATCAGCTGAATTTATATAAGCATCTACATGAGCCAAAGAAGAATTAATGGCATCCACTAACCGGGCTATAATATTTTCAGCAGTTTCCCCTTCCCCAGCATACACCGAAACATTTCCAATGGATGTTTCAAAAGTAAAGGTATCACCCCCATTGGAACCTCCCTGAAAACTTGTATCATATGTATAATCCCATTCACTATTTGGGGAGGCGTTTATTTGTAGATAAGTTTGATTTAATTCTAATTCTGATACTGCTATTCCATTCCCAGTTGTCCCTATATCTAATAAAAATAAACGTAATCTGGCCGGAGTGTCAAAAGTATCTGCCTGGATTCTTATATTGGTGACTGTTCCATCATTTAATTTTACATTCTCAATTAAAAAATAGCCAGCCCCTCCATTTATTTGATTTTTCAATCTATTAAGAAGTAATAAGGGGTTGTCCCCGGCTTGAGTATAAGTTTCAGCCAATACCACTGTAGAGGCCTCTGCCCCTCCTTCATTCTTTATTTTCCAAGATATAGTAAATCTTTCTGGGATGGTTACATTGAAACGGTAATCTGTATTTTGATAAGTTAGGTAAGGACTTTCCGCAACAATTTTCAAATTATAATTATTGGTGATTCTGGAATCCGCATTGGTATCGGTATAAAAAAGAGTAGTGGAATCAATTACAGAAATCTTATGATTATTCATTGCCAATCCAATGATTATCTGTTCTTGAGTATCCATTTCATCATTAGTGGTTTGTGCTATTTTAATCCAATTGGAACCAAAATAGTTTTCTGATGCGGGTTTGGCATACAAATAAAAAGTTGTATAAACCCCAGGTTGAGTAGCAGCAGTTTTTTCAAATTGATGATAACATGAAGCAGATTTAATAATAGTAGGTATTTGATCCATTGTTATATCAATACGGGCCGGAATAGAATATCCTGTGATATCCAAGGCATCTATTTTTCCAAATGCCTGATAAGTCAATCCCGTGATTCGTTCTTTAAATTCAGCCTGCCATTGACGGTCCGTTATCTCTCTGAAATCCTCTAAAAGATTGTATTGAGTTTCATTATAATTATGAACTAATTGAATTCTGGCTTCAGTACCTACAATTGGGGAATACTTTTTATTTTTATTCGGAGTATTAAAGACAACTGGGGAAGAGGCCCCTTTGATATTGAAAATAGAATCCTCATAATTATTCTTTTTCAATAATAATTGATATTGTCTTCCTTCTAATGAAGAATAATCCAATTGATATTTAGTATTGTAAGCCATATTTCAATTTATTAACTTATTCGGTTTTTATCAGTTCCCCATTGATCCAATACAAATTCTAAATCCCTACCAGTTACCCTAGCAACTAATTGACCATTCATTCCTCCTCCCAACATATTATTTGGAGTTACTGCGGCCCCGGTAGGAAGAGAAACCATTTCAGGTCCTTTTTCCCCTACCATAAAAGCTCCGGCCCTGGTGACAGTTCCCCCTGTAGCAAGTCCTTGTAATTTATCTGCCCCTGAATTGGCTCCTCCTTTTTTACCAATTCCTCCCCCCATACTTTTAGCACCAGCCCTAATGGCTGAACTCAAAGCAATCAAAGCAACCCCAGCAGCTATCATCACATAAGGGTTCAAAGATTCCAAACCTAATTTAATGGCTAATAAAGCAACCCCGGATTCTAATGCCATTGTACCGATTTGCTTGGCTAATCCTGCAACGGCCTCCAAAACTACTGACCCAATTCCTTTTAATAAATTACCAAATGATGTTATTCCTTCAGCTCCTGCTGCAAAATTTCCAAGCATTTCACCTATTCCCACGCCAGCATCTACCATTGCCCCATTAACTGAATTGGTAATTCCTTCAGACATGAATTGTAATTCTTGAGTCCATAATCGCATCTGTTCAATATCTTCTAAGGATGGAGTGGCCCGTTCAATCATTCCACTTTCATCTACCAATTTACGGGTGTTAATAAATACTTCCCCAACCTGTTGTAAAGTACTGGGAAGAGCTTTTAATAAGTCCAATTGAGGTTTGGTAGGGACAAGAGGTTCAATTGCGCTTCCGGCTCCTCCTCCACCTCCAATTTTTTCTTTTCCTTTAAATATATTTTTTACAGCATCCATGCCATGTTTTACAGCATCAGAAAAACTACCAAATTGATGTTCATACTCTTTTGTTTCATCCTTTAAAGTTTCAATGGAATCAATAATATTTTGAAATGGGTTAGGTATTGGATCACCTCCAAATTTGGTAATAATTGCATTGATTCCTTCCAATAATAAATTGAAAGGGGAATATTCTATGATCCATTGAAGCATTTGAAGTACTGTATTTTTCCACCAAGATATATCACTGATTCTTTCTTTAACCGCTGCCCAGTTATCCCATATATATAAAACACCTGCGGCCAAAGCGGCAATTGCCGCAATTATTATTCCAATAGGACCCATTAAGGCAGAAAATAAAGCTGGCAAAGCTGAAACAGCAGACATTAACAAAGTTCCAATGGTAGTGATAAAAGAGATTAATAATGGACCTACTATTGAAATGGCTGTTATTACTTGTCCTAATATTATCAAAACGGGACCTGCTGCTGCTGCTATTGCGGCCCATTTTATTACTGATTTTTTTTGTTCTTCTGATAAAGAATTAAACCAGCTAGTCAATTTTTGAATCCACCCTGAAAATTTTTGAATTAAAGGAACAATAACAGTTGATAAAGATTGTCCAAAAGTAGTTAGAGAAGTTTTAACAGATACAATGGCCTGATCCATTTTAAATTTAGTTGTATTGGCGGCAGCCCCAAATGCTTTATTTAAAGAATCGGTTGAATCAGCCATTCTTTCAAAGATTCCTATATTGTCCTCGGCATTACTGCCCATAAGGTCTAAAACACCAGATAATGCTCTGATATTAGGGAAAACATTGGCCATAGCATCCTCCCCGTATTGGTTGGTCAATTTACGGAGGTAAGATAAAGTGGCAATCAATCCATCCTCTCTTATCATTTTTCGCAAAGTCCCAGCACTAATCCCCATACTATTTAAGGCCTCTTCTGCTTGTTGGGACGGTTTTAATAAGGATGCCAAGATATTTTTCAATTGCATCGCTGCCGTATTGGCTTCAGTACCTGTTCTGGTCATAGCAGCAACGGAAGCCCCAACTTGATCAAAACTAACTCCCATTTCAGAAGCTATCGGGAGAACCTGACCCATTGCCCCGGCTAATGAAGCAGCCTCTGCTTTTCCTTCCCGGACCGCAGCCACTAATATGTCTGTGGCAGAGGCAGCAGATAGATTTTCAACTCCATAAGCATTCATGGCTGATGTAACTAAATCCGCAATGGTAGCTGTTTCACCTAATCCGGCAGCAGAAGCCTTGGCAGAGGCGGTTAATACATCCATTGCTTCAGCTCCTTTAATACCTGCAGAAGTTATGAAAAATAAACCATCAGCTAATTCCTTTGGGGCTTTCCCTAAACTGGGGGCTAATTTCAATATTTCCTGACTCCATTTACTTACTTGCTCCTGACTTACTCCTACCAAACCATTGATTTTACTCATGGAGGCTTCAAAATCTTTTTGGAGATTGAAAGCGGCAGTGCCAGCAGCTACCAAAGGGGCAGTGATATACATAGACATAGATTTCCCAGCACTTTGCATGGATTTACCTACATTCTGCATGGATTGACTGGCTTGTTTTAAACTAGCTGTCAAACCGGATGTATCCCCTTGGATTCTTACAATTAAATCACCTAAATTCATGCCTCATATTTTTTACCTGCAATGGCGAATAATATTCTTTTCATTTGATCAGGGGTTTGTTTTTTAATTTCCTCCCAACTGAATTTCCCTAACTTTTTAGGGTCCCTGACTTGTTTTTCCCTTTTAGCATTGGCATTATAAATATACATTGTTTGCCATCTTATCGCTTCCCAGAGAGTTCTTTGATTGGTTTCGATTAATAATTTAATTGCCTTATACTTTACATTTTCAAGTTCATCATGGTCCCGGATGGCGTGATCAAATTCCACAGGAGTGAGATCATAAAATTGTCCGGGGACTATTCCCAACCGGGATAAGGCAACCCCAGCCAAAAAATCAAAATCATCTTCAACATATTCAAGATCATTCTGGCTGGGGGCCTCCTCCACACCACCTATTTCTTTTGAATGTCCCCTGGTCCTTCCTTTGGGAAAAACTCTGGAACAATTTTTAGAAAGTCCACATAACAATCATCCAAAGCCAATTCCATTTCTTCTTTTTTGAATTTGAATTCAGAAGATCGTTGTGTTGCTTGATACCCGGATTTCAAAGAGGCAAACAATAGAGTTTCATAGACCTCCAATTCATCCTCCGTTACCTTAGAAATACTTTTGCCATGAGTATCTTTCACAGCTTTTAGAGCGCTGTAAGAAACCCTGATTGGGTGTTCCACTCCATTGATTTTAATTAATTTGATCATGAGATGAGTAATTTAAAAGATTATTAAGGTATAGGATTCAAACTGCTATCAATAGTAGGTTTCCCACTGATTTTTATAGTGACTTCTGAGGTTAATTTCTCATCCATCGGAATCTCTATTGGGCAAGCAGTTACCAATCCCACAAATTCAAATACAACTCCATCCGGCAAAACAATTGCATAATTACCAGGATTGATTGCATCAAAATCAGCATACATTAATGCCCATACATCGGTTCCGTAATTCATGCTCAGGGTAATCTCCCCGGCATCACGTAATCCTCCAATATAGGTCCTGTATCCATCAGTACTACATAAATCAGTAGTTTCCAAAGTATCTTTTGAATACCCAGGACCACTGATTGCGGTTACATTACAAACATCTTCCCATGCGGGAATACTCAATGCTGAGTTCCATCTTTTGAAAAGGGTTCCCAGACCGTGGATTTCTTGTGCCATTTTAATTCCTCCTTAAAATTTCAAGGTTAATAACAAATTGAACTCTATTTTTATGATCATATTCCAATAATACAGGCCCGTTGGCTACTATTATGGATAGATAGAAATTACCATTGATTGTTTCATTTGATCTTGCATTTAATTGATCTACTATTTCCTGAGCAGAAGAACTCCCTGTTGGGTAATCATTTCCCCGGACCCGAATTTGAATAGAACCACTTTCCACTATATCTTTACAAAGATCAGGAATGGGAGAATTGCCCGTATCATATAATGTTACACAATTACTGGGTTCATCCGGTTGTTTTCCTATATGAAGATTGTCCGCAAAAACATATCCCAATTCAGAAACCAACATTGTTTTAATATCTTCTGTAATTGCACTCATTTTATTCTAGCTTTTTTTGCAATGATCTGTAAAATATTTCTCTGATTTCTTTTTATTGCTTTTTCCAAAAATTTAGCTCCGGCCCCTGGACGAATAAAAGTGGCTTCCGTATTTTCATGAACTATGGTAGCATAATTAGCGGTGAAACCCATACTCACTGCTGGTTTCTTTCCTAATATCGCTGCCTTTTCATTGGATAAAGTACTGGCATGCCCACTGGATAATTTCCCAGAATCTTCTCCTTTAAAAGTTGGCCCACTTCCTTCTGGCACCATTCCTTTACTGGTAACAATAAATTGCGATGAACGTAGATTACCTGTATCAACTGGAATCTTTGGAGTGCTTGCTTCCATATCCCGTTGAATAGTGATAGCAGCCTCAATTAAACCATCCAAAGTGGCTCCCCCAATCTTCTCAATTTCTTTATTGAGAGTATTGAGCACTTCATTTATCCCAGTCACTGATACAGTTACACTCATATGGTATGTTCATAAATAAAATCCCTTCCGGGTATGGTTGGAATCTTATAAATTGATAATATTTTAAAAGCACCTAAAATTACACTTGGATCAGTTGTAGGTCCAGTTATATCTGTTAATTTACCTAGATAAAGAAAACCATTTTGTGCTAAAGGACTACCGTGGATGATTCTCATATTAGCAGAACTTCCTCCCTCAACATTTTCCTGTCCTGGGCTTTGTCTCAAATCCTCTATCTTTTCCCACCGCACTTTTATTTCCACCGGAGCTGCAAAAGATTTTCCACCATATCCAGTATTAATCCCAGGGGCCCAATAAACGGCTGTCTGGGTTAATAAACGTTGAATATATCTGCTGAAACTGCTCATGATAATGGTTGTCCTGAATAGTTATTGAAATCCTCTTCCACTGCTTGTATTTTGATAGTCCGTTTTCCTAAACTAGCAAATGTCCCGGAAGTATCTAAACTGAGAACCATTTGGCCATAACTGGTCATCATTAATCCCATTTCATATTTTCCGGTATATTGTATGTCAGCGGTTCCGGCACTTTCTTTTGCGGCCTGTCGTTCTCGTGAAATATTAATTAAATGGGCTGCCAGATAAGTTTCTATCAATTCCTGAATCCCGGTTGGAAGAATTACCCCGGCTTCAGTTAATACGGAAGAAACAAATGTATTAGATTGGGAAGCATACACCCCCAAATCTGCATCTGATAATCCAGTTTCATAAATCTCTTTTATTTTAGTTGCGTCCGTTGCCATAATTATATGTTTTTCAATGTGAATTTTTCCTCTTCTCTATCCAATCTGTATATTGGTATGGATAATCGGTTTAAATCGCTTAAAATACCCTCAAAAGCCAATTTAAAAATTCCATATATTGACGGGTCCCTATTTTCATTGTTATGATTAGCTTTATTTGCTAATTTATAATGATTATGCCAATGCTCATTTCCTCCAGCTTCAAATCCAAAATCAAATCCAATTAATATGATTCTATCTGCCCCTAATTTCACTGCTAAATCCATTGCAGCGCATCCGCTATTCCGATTCCAACAAATTTGGTTAGGATTGCTGGAAATCCCATATTTTTTATTTAAGTCCTTTTCAATGTATTCTATTCTGGGGAATCTTTTGAATTTTTCGTGACAAGTTATAATCCTGTTTGGAAAGTTTTCTAATTTTTCATGAGATATGGTATGAAATCCGGCATCCCCAAAGAAGGCTATATCAATCCAACCTCCTAATTCAAAGGCTACATTTACCCCAATTACATTTTTATTATGAAGATAACGAAGAAAAGGGGAAAACACCGTTGGGCGCATAATGCCTTCCCGGACCTTGGTAACAAGATGGGAAGGAATCCCAAATAATGGAATTAATGATGCCCCTCCTCCAATGATGTATACATCCTGTCCGGCCCATTGCGGTGTAATCCCCTTTACTAACATATTACTCACCTCCTTTTAAAAGTTCTTGTAATTCCGCATCAGCTTCTTCTTCTGATAAAGGAATTTCATTCATGATGGTCCCCTCCGCATCTACGATATTGAAACCATCTTCAATTTCTACCTTTTGATAAGGCTTTTGATCAACTCCATCAATGGAAGCAACTTCCATTTGAATTACTTCCTTATTGAGGCAAACAATCACATCCCGGAATGCAACGGGTACTTCTGATTCCTTTGCTTCAAAAGTTTCTTTTGGTTTAATAATCCGGCGTTTGCCCCCAATCAAAAGAGAGGGGGAATTGGCACTGATATTTCTCCATTTTAGGTTCACGACCTTGCCTGGCTTATTTTCTCTTTTCATTGTCAATTCCCTTTAATGATTAAACACTAGCATGAACAATCCCAGACTTATCATTGTAATCTGAACGTATTTGAGGAACAGAAATACGCATAACCTTATATTGGGTGATCATATTTCCTTCCGCTTTCCATTCTACATTACTAATTCCCAGGCCTTGTACTAAACGCACAGTATCAGATGTCATCTGTACCAAAAGAACATTATTAGCAGTTAGGAAATCCACTGTTTTAATTCCTTTTATACCTGAGATTTTCAAAATACGTTCCCGAATAGTGGTGCCTGGGGTAAGCGCATCATAATCAGCATCCAAAACAGTTTCATATCCAGTTGGGACGTATAACATATATGGGCCATAATGTAATGCTGCGATTGCTTTTTGTTTCATTGCTAATACATCAGCTATAATCTGAGCAC